ATTTTCCAGATGACAGAAATTATTTATCTTTTTCTGGTATTCCTGAAAAAGGATATTTTGAAGAATTTAAAAGTAACGATGAAGAAAGAAGATTAAGAATGAAACAGTTTTATCAAAAATTAAATGCAAATTTTCCAGATGACAGAAATTATTTATCTTTTTCTGGTGTTCCTGAAAAAGGATATTTTGAAGAATTTATAAATAATGATGAAGAAAAAAGATTAAAAATTTATCAAAAATTAAATGCAAATTTTCCAGATAATAGAAGTTATTTATCTGTTCCTGAAATTTCAGAATCTGTTAGTACAACTTATTTACAAACTTTTGTAGATAATATTAGAATAAATACTGATATTGATTTTGTTTCAAAAACTAATTCTTTTTCTGAAAACGATTTGCGTTATCTTACTTCATCATTTTTAGATAAAAGTTTGTCTTTAGAATTACCTTCTAAATTTAATTGGGCCAAAACAACTTTAGCAGATAGTCCAGATGTTGTTGCTAAAAAATTATTAATTGCTAAACCTGACAATCAATACCTTTGTGGAAGTTGTTGGGCAGTAGCAGTAGCCGGTGTTGTGGGCGATGTATTTGCTGTGGCTGGATTAGTCAATTGGCTTCCTGATATTTCAGCAACTTATGCTCTTGTACACTATCCTCAAGATAGATGTAGAGGTGGTGATCCTGCCGAACTTCTTAATACTATTGCTAGGTATGGTATTCCAAGCAAACACTGTGTTGATTATTCTTGGTGTTCTAAAAATAAAACTTGTACTACTGCAGATTCAGCTTTACATTTTGGAAGTGATTTATCAACTTTAATTCCAAAGGAAAAAGGTTGTTACTATGATTCTGAACACTATGTATTTAAAATTGATTCAAATATTAAAACAATAGTAGCTGGATCAGGCGCAGTTGATGTAAGTAACGTACAGAGAACTATAAAAGAACATATTTACACAGTAGGTCCTACAGTTGTTGGTTTTATTTTGTTTAAAAATTTCTTAGCTAAAGTTAAAAATGGTCCACATAAAGGAAATGCAATATTTAATACTATTAATGGAGGTGTATATTTAGAAAAAGCAAATTATAATTCATATAATGGACCTTATGGATTAGATACTAATGAAGGAGCTTCACCTGGATTAACATTTTCAAGTATAAATACAGATTCTGATAATTTTGCAGGAGGTCATGCTGTAGCTGTTATGGGATGGGGAGTACAACCACAAATAAAAGTAGGCAACGATCCAAATGATATTGCGGATGTTCCATATTGGTACTGTAGAAATAGTTGGGGTACTAAATGGGGAATGAATGGAGGATATTTTAAAATAGCAATGTATCCATATAATCGCAAATCTCAATTTTCAAAGTATGTTGAAATGATGACACCTAGAGGTGTTTTAAGACTTGGAGGAGTATTAGCGTTTACAGCTAGTAAGCCACCAGATCTTAAAAAACTTCCAACTTATTCACAACCTCCAATAGCAAATTCTTTGAATAGATCAATTGATTTTTACAAAACTGACGAAGACAATATTGTTTCCAAAATTGCAAATATTGTACCACCACTTAACGTAACGACAGATCAAGAAAAAAATAATTGGTATATTTACATCTTAATTATAATTTTTGTAATTATAATTTTATTTTTTATTCGCAGAAAACGTTAAATTTTTAATGGCAAATTAAAGGAGAAAATAGAGTGTCATTAAAAATACTTGGTGTGCATTTTGGACCTTTTTACTTTCATTAAAGATAAAAAAGTAGCCATTGATATAAACAGTGACTACTTTTTGAATGGATGGGTTACGAAGGAAGAATTGCTAAAAAAATCATAATATGTAAGAAAGGTTAAATGAGGTTAATGTAACGTTAAAGAACTTACGATAAAATGAAAAAATAAGATTTTTTTGAATTATTGATTAACAAAATTCATAAGAGTTTCTTTTGATCCATTTAATTTTTCAACCAATAAATCACGAAGTTCAATTCTTCTATTTTTCATGTGATCAACTAATTTATTTCCTTTTTCTGCATCATTAAAATAAACCCCATTAAAACGGCGCCTAAAATAATAATAAATATACTTAAAATTATATTTTAAAATTGAAGGCTCTAATAAAGTACAAATAGAAAAAAGAAAAGAAAAAAGATGGACGACGACATACGTAATTCACTACGATTGATACAAGAAGATGAAGAGTTGAATAAAGACAAACGCGATGAAAAAAATGATGAAAGTAAGAAGATGAAAGAAATTAAAGACGCTGGTGAAGACGTTTGTTGTCATAATATCATCGAAGAAAATAATTATCGCTATTGTACTTTTTGCGGAAATGAATTTACAGAAAACATTTCTTATGAAAAAAAATGGGACACTACACAATATGCATCGTCGCATAGAAACAACGGTTCAAATACGAAAGTAACTTATATGTCGATCAAAGATGATTTAACATTCATGGGTTTGAATGAAGACATTATATTTCTGATTTTTGAAACATATAAAAAAGTGACCGAAAATGGAAACAAGATACACAGATCAAAATATAGGAAATCTATTTTATGTGCTTGTCTTATACATGTCTACGGTATTAAGAAAATTGGATTTTCTGATAATGAGATAATTGATCTATTTAGAATTGAAAAAAAAGATTACTCCAAAGGATATAAAAGTTTGAGAATGAAAGTACCTGAAACTAGATCTTATCAAGAAGAGGTTATAATTCAACTCAGATATTTTTATACGTCGCTTAACATCGATAAAAAATTTTATAATATTATCGAATATATTTATAGAACCATTAAAAACAAACCCGTCAAAGCAGACAACGAACTGATATTTGATGAAGGTCCGGTTTTTAAAGATAAAAATCCTAAAGTAATAGCTGCAATTGTTATCTATTATTGGTTAGAATATTTTTACGATGTACATAATCAAAAAAATTTTAAACGATTGTCAAATTTTTGTACCTTACAAAAAAAATACACAGTACACAAGGCTTATTTAGAATGTTTAACAGATATCAACGAATATTATGATAACTTTAAAACATTTTGGGAAACACAAAATTGTTAAAGTTTCATCGACCAGAAATTTCTTAATACAAAATGCGACATTCGTGGCGTTTAGCCTTGCATATTGGGCACCTGGAAGCTTTGCGCCGGCGTTTAGCCTAGCATGAGGGGTGACACCCCTCAATATTTAATCAATAGGTGTGACAAAGAATTTTCTGATCTACGAATCCTCATTGAATTATAATTTTAACTAATCTACCTCAATAACTGGTCATTTAAATAATATTATCATAAAATTACTTTTAAAATGAATGGTTGAATTTAAAAAATTATTAAAATAAACAAATTATGTTAAAAGATAATATTGAAAATATTTTGATTAAAAATTTAGATACCTTCTATGTTACATTAAGTAAAAAATATAAAATTCCAAAGACTAAATTAAAAACTATGTGGTCAGACAGACAACAATCTTATATTTTTCAAGAATTTACACCCAGAAGTAAAGGCATACCGGTTTTAGAAATGTTACACCAATTAAAAGTTACAGAAAAAATTGTTAGAATAAAAGATCACTATATACATCCTCCAACTGGGTTCATCTTTGATCCTGTTTCAAGAAAAGTAATTGGAATAAAAATTGATAAAACAGACATTAATAGTGAAATAAAAGAACTTACTGAGAACGATATTGAAGATTGTAAACAATGGAAATTTGATCATATTATTCCCATTAATTTGGATAAAAATACTATAACATTAGAAAAAGAAATTGAACAAATGTGTTTAGGCGATAATTCAGATTGTTCTTCTGAGTAAATTTTTAATGACATCGTGTCATTAAAAATTAATTAACATCTTCTTTTGTGGGCTGATATACTATGCCAGTCAGATCAGTTGAACTCTTTTCTTTTTTCTTTTCTTCTGTTGGTTTTGGTTTTGTAGATTGACTTTTATACGGACAAGAACCATTTGGCTGCTTAACATTTTTACTTTGCGTAGTTTTATTATCCATTTATTATTAACTGGGAACAATTTTTTAATCTCCGTTGCTGAGTCGTAAGATAAGCTTTGATAACTTTTATTGGCACGCTCGAATCTTCCGTGGCCGAGTCTTAATTTTTAAAAATATAAATATTTTAGATTATTTTTAAGAAGGAGAATTAAAATAACCTAGTGGTTTAAGTTTTTCATATAAAAATAATGGAATATCTTTTTTATCGACAGAATATGGTACTTCAATTAATGTCACATTATTATCAACACACATTCTTCGTTTCAATTCATCTCTATATTGTTGATTACGAAAAGCTTCTTTGTTTTTATGAAAATGAGGAATAAATTTATAATGCTGAGCACCATTGTATTCAACTCCTAATTTAAGTTTAGGACTATAACAATCAATTTCTAAATTGAACGACTTACCTCCGTCTTTTTCTGATGTAACTGGATTTTTTAAAAAATTAGGTCTTGCCTTATGAAATGGTTCTGGATTACCATCTTTATCTTTATAAAGAACACCTATTGTATCTTTCATAAATTTTCGACAAATTCGTTCTCCTTCAGAGTCGTTAAGTTCGTTTTCTTCTGGAATATTTAAAGACAAAGAATGGTCTATAAATGATTCTAATTCGTTTTTTGGAGTCCAAGAACCTTTTATTCCTTTTGCTTTTGTAATAATAAATATTATTATCAATATAAAAATACAGATAATAATCATTTGCCCTACTGTTATGGGTAATATTGTTTGGGGCATTTATTTATTAAAAAATTAACACCCATCGTAAAAATTTTTTCATTAACTATTAATCACACACACTTAATCATTTTTTTCTTTTTCAATTTTAAAATAATTGTGCAGGGGCATAATTATGTCTAATTATTGTTCTCATTTGAAGAGCCTGAATATCTTCTCTTTGATTTTGCGAATCGACAAACCATTGATTTGGATTATATAAATTGTTTGGACCCATTCTTGCTTCGGCAGATGTAAAATTAAGTCCTCCCTTGCCCATTGGAGACCCTCCATATAAAGATGGATTTTCTAATTTTAACAATCTTTCGTCATAAAGTGGATTTAAGCTCGTATCTCGTTGAATTGGAACTATAGGTTGTCTTGTATACTCAATTGTTCTGTCTGGCATTATTTGTTTAAAAGAAAGATGATTATTGTCTTTAAAAAAAGGTTGGAATGGATTTACAAAATTAGTATCTATGTAGTATTGTACTTGTCCTTTGTCAATGTCAGAATAATGATTATAAATCGAATCATGATCTTTCTCATAATTAAATTCATCTGTTCCTTCTATAGATGCACGAATATTTCCAAAATCACCGGCTGTTAATGGCGGTTTGTCTAACTCTAACATATCCCCCATACCAAGTATAGGTCTTGAAGTTGAATCGTCAGCAACATATCCTATTGGTGTTTTTATAAATCCTGGATCTTGATTCGCACGAAGATCATTAATAAATATAATATTAGCCATTTATTAATTAACATGGTTGTTTAAAAATTAATTTATTTTAACGGCTTGTATCTAAAATCTTTAGAACTTTACAAAAATATTATTCGTTCCAAAATAATTTATTTTAAACACTTGGACGTCTAGTAGCTCCGCCATGTCAAGAAAACTAGCCTGAAATTTTCAGGCTAGACGCCCAGTCTTCAATCAGTGTTGCTTCTAGTAAAACCAGACGATAAAAAGCGATGAAAAATAGCGCAAAAAGCTGTGAAAGTGATGGCAGTTCCAACTTTTTATTAATTGAATTTTAAGAAAGAATTTTTGTTTGTCAATCAAGACGTCTTTGAGATGCGCTTCGCAAATATTCGTGACACAAGTCACTACATATCCGACCCAATCAAGAAATTTTCAACTTTTCAACATTAAAACTGAAAAGTTTGAAATTATTACATTACTGGCGTGTATGAGATAAATTTGCTTTAACCATTTATTACCAAAAGTAATAAAAGCCTTTTTTAAAATATGAATCCTGCAATTGTACTTGTTATTGTATTAGTCGTTGCTGCAGTACTGATATGGGCGTGCAAAACCAAAAAACTAGATGACTGGTTTAATTTTACAAGTGCATCTCCATATTATCAATCTTCTTATCCCAATTATCCTTCTGCTTCAGAAATAATTGTTTCGCCGCCTGTTCCAGCTGCTTATCCAATGTATGATGTTAATTATAGATATCCATTCGGTGCTCCTTGGGATGTTGATATTGACGCTATTCGTCGTAAAGGATGGAGAAGATGGAGACGTTAAAACTTATTTGTAAATTTTTAAAGACAATTGTCTTTAAAAATAAATTAAGAAGATTTGATTTTTATTGTTTAGTGCCTGCTTTTCATTTTTTGAACTTTGCATTCTTGTCTTTTTGTTTGGAGTTCAGAGCAACCAGATTGTCTGGTTGACGCGTCTGTCAGATTTTCGATTACATTTTTTTGACACGGTTCAATTTTTTATAATTTTCTTAATAAATTACTGTCATGAATGAAGAGGAAATGATGAAAAGAATAGATAAAATGATTTCAGAAGTTACTGAAATTGAAAATGAATTAAAAATTATTGTGGCAGATCAA